CCTCGTTTGGTCGCAAGCTCTTGGCCCCGACTTACTAAACCTAACCGTTTTAGTATCTCGTGTTCAAACTCTGTTACGAGCCCCTAAGGTAAGCCCTCCACTGTTCAAAAGACAGTGGTCCTAGCAGTACCCGTGATAAGGTATTCCTAAGTAACTATAGGGGTGAATCCCCCGAGTCGCGGAGAGACGTTGAGTCTCCTGGCACACCGTAGGGGGTCTATCGTGGATCTCCCCACTGAGGAAAGGCTAGCACCCTACTCCTTAGCGTCACGGCCTGGCACGTAACTCGAACCAAATCTAATGAAAAGCTACAAACATGAATGTTTTTAACCTTCCACGATTGGCTAAAGCATCAGTTAAAACTTGGTTAAAACCAAGTTACGAATTTTCTAAATTCGTCACTGTGTGCATCTGGGCCTGTGGTGCGGAGGAGTTTTCTAGTTCATTTGAGTTACTGCAGGAAAGAGTACTTAAATTAATCAGAAGGGGTGGACTTTCGTTCACCTATCACTACTTAAAAGAAGTGTTGAGATTAACAGTACGATTTCTTGCAGGGCAAGCGGAGGTACGTAACGATCGACGAGGTCGAGTGTTAGTACGAACCGATGCTAGAGGTTTGCCTACTATTATTCCATGGCGGCTACGGGTGGTTATATTGCAATTTGATTGCAATGTACCAGACGTAGCTACTATGCGAGTAATAGTTTGTATCCTTACTGTAATTTCGATCTTTCGGGTATTCAACGTATTCCCTAAACCTTCATTGAAAACAGTATTATCTGCTTTCAATGGAGTTGGTGTGACTCTTCCTCTGGAGGACATCACTAAGGCTATACAAGAATTACCGTTTGCGAACTTTACGCTGACAAGTCCAAGGTTGCTGGTACTAGAAACCGCTTCACCAAACGCTCGAAGGAGCACTTGGGGAGCTGTTCTAGACGCAGCAGCATTTCTGGCTTATCCTCGAGTTTTCTATAGATTGTATTGTTGAAATACAAGATATGGAAAACAAAGAGGGTTTGCCTTCAATGCTTGGATTGTAGTCATAATGTTGTGTGCAATCCCGGTAGGAATCTTTATATTCCTACTAGGGGGGGTACAAACGTTGTACGTTGGGAAACTAAGTGTGGTGAAAGATCAAGCTGGTAAATCCAGAGTAGTTGGTGTAACTAACTACTGGGTTCAGGTTGCTCTATTTCCACTCCACAGAGCTTTGTTCCAACTGCTTAAAATGATTCCAATGGATGGAACTCACAACCAAACGGAACCTCTTGATCGATTGATCGAGAGAGCTCCGGGGGGAACTGTTTTCCACTCCTTCGACCTAAGTGCAGCAACGGATAGACTACCGTTGGAAGCGCAGGTTCAGATCTTAAACTGTCTATGTCCAATGATGGGTACAGATTGAGGACTTCTAATGAGATCCTTAAGCTGGGCCTACAGAGGGGTAGACTATAAGTATGAAGTTGGGCAACCAATGGGAGCTTATTCTAGCTGGGCCATGCTTGCAATAACGCATCATGTCCTAGTGCAGGTAGCAGCCGTTCGAGCAGGGTTAACCGGATTTTCCGATTACGCTGTGCTTGGAGATGACATTGTCATCGCCAACGACGCTGTTGCTTCTGAATATCTTAAAATTATGGAATACTTAGGAGTATCTATCAATTTGTCAAAATCTCTAGAATCTGATCGATTCTTAGAATTTGCAAAACGGTGGATAGGTCCTAATGGGGTGAAACTTACTCCGATTGGTCCAGGTTTGATCCTGAGACTGATACGGAATAAATTTTATCTCGCTTCATTATTTTCTGAGATGTTTAAACTTGGTTTAGTTAGCACATTCCAAGAGCTACTAGCTCATATTTCAGATCTGCCTAAAACCTTTGGTTCTGGGCAAAAATGAAATGTGTTATGGGCAACTTTCGGGTTGAGATCATTCTTAAGTGGAACAGGCCCTGTGGATGCTAATGCAATCACATGGTGCTTCTCTGCTACACGAATGGATCCTTCCTTTTTTCGGTATAATATCTGAAATGCCCTTCTACAGGACAGATTGGATACTAACCGGAAAGCCGTAGTCACGCTTGACGAGAACATTGAGTATTTCCTGAAAAATTTCTGGAAAATGCAAGTCTCGCAGTCGTGGCCCAACAGAATGCTAGAATTCTGCCTTAAAATTTTGTCTCCAGGCCCATGGGCGTACTTCTACGAATTTATTCAAACGAAGTTAGATCTTGAACAGGAGGCGGCTAGCACCCCCGGCTCAGGTTCCTGGTCGAATATCCATGACCTCGTAAAAAGTAACAACGCAATCAACGTTAACTCGATTGATTGGAGAAGGAAAGAGCAGATAAGGTTAGCAATAGAAAGAGGCCAAAGAATTGTCGACACATATGATGAATCTCAAAGAGATTTCTCCTATGTGGACGATTCCGGCAACTTCTATTAAACCCGATAGCTCATCTTCCCCGCAACGAACCGTAGGTGCCATGATGGCTACCCACGACCGGTGAGTTGCGCTGGACTTTTAAACGCTCCGCAAGCGGAGTTGGTATGGTTACTAACCACTACGTTCGATCCGTAGCAATTCCGCGCCATGCGTCCAGAGTTGGCAGACCTTAAACTGC